AAGCAAACTTCTGTTTAGCCGCCTCTAGTGCTTGCTGTTCATAGCCTTCACCAAACTGACCTGCTGCCAACATCTTGTTAATGTCTGCGTAATCAGCTTGAGCCAATTCAGGAGCCGCCATTGTTGCTGATTGCTGACGAGCACGCTCTTGAGCGTAATTCTGATAAGCCAATTGTCCTGCTGTACCTGTCAGACTCTGAGCCAAAGTATTAGCCGCTTGATTCTGAAGGTTTGTCATCGCACCAGAGCCGTAACGACCAGCCTTTGAAGCGGCTGACGAAATGTCACCAATCGCTTTATTAAAAGCGGTTGTAGCGGCTTGTGCGGCAGGTTGGAAAGCACCCTGAAAGAAAGGATTTCCACCAAGATAATCGCCCTGAATCGTTCCGTAGAGTTGATTCTGTGCAGCACCAGTTAAAGGGCTACCAGCAGCGGCTCTGGCTTGAAGTGCCGCTAAACCTGTCTGAGTAGCCTGTGAAGGGCCGACATAACCCTGACCTGTAAAGAACTGAGGCCCACCAGCTTGGTAAAGGCGTTGCGCCTCTGTTAATCCGTACTTTATGAACGGCTGAACTGTTGGGTCAATTTGTGTTGTGGATGTGGATGTTGCGGTTTCGACTGCCATAAAAGCACCTTTCTTTCAAGGGACTCCGAGGCGGGTCATCCACGGAGCCAATTATATACACTAGCCTACCAAAATGTAAGCATAAGTTTTGTCTGAAGTTGAGTTCGCAAAGTGGGTTAAGGTCGCACTTCCCTTAGTCTGGGCGCTGACATACACATTCGTAGACGCAGACGGAGCGACATACTGAGCGGTAAAAATAACCGATGGAACTGCTGGCCTTGTTGGGCTTGTTGAAGTCCCATATTGCTCAATGCTTACACCAATATCAGAAACTCGCCATTTCAACTCCACATAATCTCCGACCTGAAGCTCAAGATAGAAATTAAGCGCAGCAATTAAGTGAGATGGGTCACCAGAACTCTTACGGGCTGGCAAACTGAATCGACTGTTAGATTTGTCAATATTTGTCCCGTTTTTTGAGAACCAAATATCTACATCCTGAGTGTCGTTTGTGGTGTTTTTTAGCTGAACAGAAAACTGAAGGTTATAAATCCCGTAGTTTCTGAAATTTATCCGAGAACTATTCGACAGATAGACCCCATTTGAGTAGTCAGTCGTGTCAAAAGTAATCGAATAAGCGGTTGTTGTATTAGCCGCTGTTTGGTCTGTGGAGTCCTGAAAAGACCCATAAGGCGCAGAATCTGCCTCGGCAGCGTCTGAGAATGGGACTAGGACAATCTTTGTATCAGGACTGATTCGTTCGTCAACAATCGTTGTGGTCGTGGCGTTTCCCGTGGCAAGCGTCACAGTCCCATGATTGTTAGTCTTGCCATTCATAATCCCGTTGACTACCTCAGCGGTAGCCCTCGGGTCAGAACCGAATATCGGAAGAAGCCTAAACATTATCGAGACCCCATCGGGATAACTTCAACATCTACCGCCACAGCCATTTTCCAGTTGTCACCAGTAGGCTTAACTCTAAGTCGGTGGTATCTTCCCGCACCCCGCATAGAAACACGGTTGTCAGAGTCAGCCGCTACATCGCTTCCGTAAGTGACATTCTCGTTTAGGAGAAGTCGAGAAGCCAAGGCAACAGTTGCAGAACCATTGTCCACTTGAGGTTTGGCAAGGTTAACCATCGCCATTCCACCTGTGGAAATGTCACCTGTCTCCAAAACGGCAGACTTTGGCAACCCGTTAAAAGTAATCACTTTAGTCCCGTCAGTTCCACCTAAGAAGAACTTACCACCAGCATAAAGTGGCGAATCCATTGGGGTAGGCAAAGCGTCTAAAGAGGCGCTCACGCTATCCAATTGCTCCAAAGTCACCGAGGCGGTTGATGCATCCGAAATATAGTCAGCGGTAGCGTCTAAGTGGCTCCACTTCTTAGTAACCACGTTGTAAACCATCATCTTGCGAACCGCAAACTTATTCTTGTAGTTCCAGATAACGAGTTTACGGATAGGGTCAGCCGCAGAGGACATTGTGGACAGGTCTAAGTCTGCATCCTCAAAGAAGAATCGGTCTACCTTTTCCGCACCGATTGGCACGACTTGCTGACCATCGCATACATAAAAACCATCGTCAGATAAGAAGAAAGTCAATGCGTCATACTGACAAATTGAGCCTTCAGCCACGCAACCCTTACCACGGGAAATGTTGTCAAACTGGAATATGAAAGGCGTTCCGACATAAGTCATGCGGTAAATGCCTTTTTCCATCAGGATGAGGCCGTATTCACCGCCACGGATACCTTTGATATGTCCACCATCTGCCAGTTCTTGAGAGTCTGATTGTGTGGTTTGGCTTGCTGTCCAAGTGGATTCGTCATTAATTCCAGACCATTGAACCTTAAACGGCTTTGTAACTGAAGATTCTTGTAAGTGAGCAACCACTACAAAGTCACGAACCACAGTAATGAACTTAGCAACAGGCGCATCATCAGAGAGATTCTTAAATGAAGTCCCACCATCAGCGTTGAGATACTGCAATCTTTCGGAGAAGTTTGTTCCGATAACCAGACTACCGAACTTTGTGAATCTGAAGATATTGTTAGCAGGAGTGCTATACCCGTTCACAGTCTGAGAAATCTGCACATTACCGCTTGTGGTCGCTGAAGTGGTCGTAACTGTGAAACTGTTGGCATCCACCTTGGTTACAGTAAATTGACCATCAGCGGCTGTTCCGCTTGTGAAGTTCAGATAAGCAGAGTCACCCGTCTTAAATCCGTGAGCAGTAGCTGTCACAGTTAAAGTCGTGCTTCCACTTTGCGAGTAAGTTCCTGTCTGATACCAAACTTGAGTTAGCGCACCAACAGAATCCACAGAATAGATTTTTTTTAGACCCGCAGCGTATAGCTTTGCTGTACCAGATTGGTCTTTTACATACACAAGAGAAGTTAGATTCTCAGCGGCAGCGGCAGAGAAGTCAGCCTCTTGAGGAAAAGGAGCGTAACCAGTAGATGTGGGATAGCAATTTGAGGCAACAGTAATCCCACCGATTAGACCAGGCTGGTCGGGTAGCCATTCACCCATTGCGATTCTTTGCATATCATTGCCTTAACCAAGTGTTGTTATTTTGCGACACTTCAGACCATGTGTTTGAGTTGGCTGAAACATCCGACCATGTGTTATCGCTTACGCTAATTTGTGTCCATGTGTTGTTATTTTGCGACACATCATCCCAAGTATTGTCGCCAATAGAAATGTCAGACCAATTATCGCCCAGACGCACCCCATTGCAAGTAACAGTAGACTCGCCAGAAATACTCGCAGAAAAGTCAAATATTCCATAAGCGTTAGCCTCAACTGTTGCCAAACAAGAGATTTGGGCTGCGCCATCAGCAATCACGCCACCCAAGGCGCTTACTGTTGCTGTTCCAGTTATAGCCCCAACAGCCTCACGAACTCGGATAGCCTCTGCCGTTACAGTAGCAGTCGCAGATACATCCGCAACGCCACTAGCCACAATGCCACCCAAACAGGTAACAGAAGCGTCAGAGCTAACAGAGCCAGCACCGAATTGAACTCTGATTCCTTCAGCCGATACAGTAGCTGACGCATCAACTGCACCAGAACCAAACTGAACTCTTGTTCCAGCCGCTGTTACTGTGGCAGAAGCGTCAATAGAACCAGAAGCAAACTGAATCCTAGTTGCATCGCAAGAAACGGCTCCAGAAGCGTTTACCGAGCCTGCGGCATACTGAACTCTAGTCCCGTCACATGAGGCGCTTGCAGAGGCTGTAATCGAGGCGGTGGCTAACTGAACTCTTGTCCCTGCGGCAGAGACAGTAGCTGTTCCATTAACTGAACCATAAGCATCCCACAAAGTTACCGAGGTTTGATAAAGAGGACTATCAAGCGTCAGGGTAAGTTGGTCAATACTCGCTTTTAAATTGTTAAGCGAGTCTATCGACCAAGGTGGGAGTCTGTCAGCCATTACGCCAATGTAACGCTAAGAGAACCAATCGCCACACGGAAAACATCACCTGTCGCAATTGTCTTAGAGGCATCTAGCGGTGTGTGATACAGAAGGTTTCCAGCGGTCGATGCGTCACGGATACCGATATGGGTAATTGTTCCCCATGAGCCACCAGCTTGAGGAAATTCAATCGCAGCCGAATTCGTAGAAACACCATTAGAAGGCGCTCCGAAAGTGATTGCCTGACGAGCGTATGAAGTGCCAGAACACTCAGTTCCAGAATCAGCATCAGTCGGGTCGCTTGTGTAAAGCGCCAAATAAACAGTCGTTGGGCTTGTGTAGCTCGTATTACGCAGGGTAGCGTTGATAAGAGCGTTCTCTAGATAATTTGACATTTCAGCCATGATTTACCTCGTTGCGAAAGACATTGAAAGAGGAACACCCGAATATTGAGAACTCTCATCGGATGTGGAAAGTGTGGAGATTGCTCTGTCGTACAAAGAACCCCATGTTTGGATACGAGCATCATTCATCAGATAAGGCTCGGCCTCTAACAACGAGGCGTAAAGTAACGCATCAGGCGCATTTGCCATAAACACATTACTTGAATTTGAGTCACTCATAAATGTTGGCGCTGCGTAGTAAAGCAGTTCCAATGTATAAGTGGAGTCAGGCACAGGAGCCAACTTAAACTCTGAAGCCAAGACTGTGTAATCTAATGGCTTGCCACTCTGAGTGGTCTTAGTGTTTCGACTAAAAATAGCAGGGCTAGAGAAAGTCAAAGGCTGAATCGGATTGGTAGAAACATAAAAGTCTCTAACCTCTAGAAAGTCGCTTGGTAGCTCAACAGTCGAATCACCGCCTGTCGTGGTAGTTGTGACAGATTTCAACATTTGTCGGATTCGCAACTCTCTACGCAAGCGTAACTCTGCGAACCGAACGAAATCCTCTATTTGGCTAGTCAAGTCTGTACGAGCCAAGTAAGAGGCAACCTTAGTTTTCAAATCTGAGTAAGTCGCTATGCTCATACATCATCCCAACCATATTCGTAAGTTCCGATATGCCTGATGTGCTTTGAAAGGTCGTGGTCTAAAACAGTTTTAAACCCTTTGTCAAACGCTTTCACACAAAAGTAAATATCTTCCCCAATTGTCCCACCTTTGTCGGTTTGTTCAAACCAAAACCAAGGCTTTTCGACTTTCTGGAACACTTCTTTTCTGATAAGAACCATCCCAAAACCTAAACCCAACACTTGCTCAAGACCCGTCTTGTCCTTACTCGTCACCTTAACCAAGTCTTTTGTCTCTTGGTCGTAGTCCAAAGCGGTCGGCAAAACAGGGAATCGGCGGGTAGTCGCATTGACCCCAACAATGGGTAACTTACGGGATAGAAGAATCTGAAGCGCATCCTTCGGGAACCTCATATCTGAGTCAATCCAAAGAATCGCATCCGCACCATCTTTGAGTGCTTCTTCCGCAAGTCGCTCACGCTGGTTAAATATCAAAGTGCCAGGCACTTGATAAATCATCAACGAGCCACCTTTAGCACATCTTGTCACGCCTTCATAAGCGCAGAGTTTCGCTAGGTCAAAAGCAAACCCTGTCATAACTGTGTCACGGCAGGGTACGCAAATGGCAACTTTCATATCTGTCCTGGTCGAGTTCTGAAGAACCGATTATCAGGGTTATTTAAGAAAGTCCGAAATCTTTTCTCATCCACAACAGCAAAACCTCGCATGATTCCCTGTTTGTTCAAGTCATCAATCACAACATTAGGCAAGCTGGCAATCTTTGTCCATTCACCCCATTTAGCTCGTTCATCAATAGCGTTGAATTGAGCCTTGTTGCTTTCGAGAATCGCAGAAATATCCTGCTTGGTCTCGATAAAGTGATTCCCATCAACATCGTGGAAATTGGTCTCTTTACCGTTTTGTGTTGCTATGTGGCGCATAGAAGAAGGGGGGTGATTAGCCCCCCGTGTGATTAAGAAGTGGTCAAGTCAGCGGCAATGCCGTGAGCAGCTTCGTTACGCATTTCCAAAGTCAACTCAGCCAAAATCTGAGTTTTCTCTGCGTCACCAGCTTTAGCCAATTCGTTTGTGGCGAATGGGCGCAAGTAAGCAACTGCTGCATATTCTGGGTCGAGCACCAGAGCGTCACGGGTACGCATGAAGCGGTTAGGAACCACAGACATAGTACCGAAGTCGCTCATGTACACATCAGCCGCACCGATAATGGTGGTAGGCTCATTAGAAGGAGCCATGTAACGCTGTGCTGCGATACCAGCAAAAGACGAAACAGCTTGCTTCTGGAATGGGCCAACCATCAAAATCTTGGGGTTGCCGCCAGAAGAATAAACCTTCTGAACCACATCCTTCAAGATGGTTTCGGTGAAAGCACGTTGAGTGCCATCGGTACGGGTAGACACACCGATAGTGGTGGGGTCAGCACCTGCGGTAGTACCAGACGATTTGTTAGTGTTGGTCTTAATCCAAGACAACATTGCGCCCATAGTACGAGCAGTCGAGGCATCACCAGCAGAACGGCCTTGGTTGGCAGTCAAGATGGTTTCAATGTCACGCTTCAACTCAGCAGAAGCCTTGCTCAATTGGTAGGCTTTTTCGCTCTTACGACCTGCTTTGTCAACAGACTCCAAAGTGCCAGAAATCTTGATGGTTTTCTGAACGATTTGAGTGTAGTTGCCCAAACGGGTTGTGGGAGACATGGTGGCGTCAGAAGCGTCAGCACCTTCAACTGCGGCGTTTGCAGTAGTAGCGGCCGACAGACTGTCAGTTTGCCACTCATGGTAAACGGCGGTAGCTTTGCCACGAGCCAAAGTGTTCAACAGGGGAGTGTCTGTGGGAGAAATGTTATAGATAACATCCGACAAATCTTCACGATTGCCGATTGATTGGTAGGTTTGATAGGTAGCCATTTCGATTCCTTACAAGAATTTTTCAAAGAGTAAAGCTGCATCACGGACTTTGCCAGTTTGACGCAACTTCTGGTGAAGTTTTTTGTTCTGTTCTGCCTCTGCATTTCGAGGAACTGATGTACCTGCTTTTAGCATCTTCGGAGCAGCCTCAACCTTTTTAGCGATTGCGGGTTTATTGCTCTGAAGTTTTGCGTACTTCATTCCCTGATACAAACTCAAAACAGCCCGAGAGTCATACAGATTTGCAAGCTCTTGGTCACTCCAACCGATAGACTTGGCGTACTCACGAATATCCTTGCGGATTTGGTCGCCAGACTTAGGGTCGCCGTAACCAGGAATTAGGCTAGTCAGTTTCTGACTTTCTTCAGCGAGATGTTGCTGTAAACGCTCAGATTGCTCCGCTTGTTGCTGTTGTGCAATGCGTTGCTGTTCTTGTTGCAGAATAGCTAACTGTTTCTCTCGTTGTGCCTGTTCAGCCACCTTCACGGCATAACCGATTGGGTCGACTTCCTTTAGCGCTTCCAAATTTTCACCCTTGTTCTGTTGCTGGAGAAATTGCTCCATCATTTGCAGTCGTTGGGCGTATTGGTCTCTTAATTTTGTTGCTTCCTGAATTTTCGCTCTTTCGGCTTCCACCGCTTTGCGTTCTTCAGCAAGTTTCTGGGTTTTCTTTGTGTAATCTGCGCCTAATTGGTAGCCCTCAATAAGCTCAGTTTCAGTTACTTCTCGCTCCTCTCCAGCGGCTTTCACCCTGAATGTACGAGTAGGCTGTTCTTCAGCTTCTTCAGAATCTACCAACTCTGGCTCATCGGCCTCAACATATTCCTCTGGCGCTTCCTCAGTTTCGGGTTGGCTCTCGGCTCCCTCTGCTGCATCCATCATCCCTAGAAATGCTGCTGCTGCTGTGTCCACAGTCAGCGTTCCACTACCTTGCGGTGTCGTGTTTTCGCTCATTTGATTCCCAAATTGTCAGCCTAAACAGTAGGCCACTGCCTCGTTAGAGGATTTTCCAGCGCTTTTTAACTATCTCGCTCGTAGCTGCCATAGATTCAAAATGCGCTATGACTGATTGTAATGCGTTTATTTTCAAATATGCAACCTCTCGCTCATCAATATTGTGAGGCTGAGAATTGACAATAACCGCCAGTTCTGCGTTCTTTAGCTTCTCAATCTCTCCCATGAAAAAATCATCGGAGATTAGGTTTTTAGCTCGTTGCGCTTTGTCCAAGGATTGACCCCACAATTTGATTTATGTCCACAGGAGAACCCATTGGGGTCTGCTGTTGACCAGAGGCAAACATCTCATTAAATGTCTGGGCTTGAGGCATATTTTGCCATTGTGTCCCCTGCAAGGAAACGTCTGGGAATAAGTCCTCAAAAGTGACATTCTGCACAGGGCTGTAAGTGTAGGTCGGAGACTTCCAATCCTCTGGAATCGGCACTTGCGCGAATCCTGTTGGAGCAGAAGCACCACCACCGCCAGTATCACTCAGACCAAGAGGGTCGCCAGTTAAGGCGTTTACCAATAGACCAGCCCTAGCAGTATCTAAAGCGCCTTTTAAAGTAACACCGCTAGCCACTTCGCCAGAACCTGCGCCAGCAGCTAAACCTGCATCATATGCAGCAGTTTCTGCGCCAGTCATTCCAGCGCCATAACCAGCATCACCATACAAAGCTGCTTTATCTGCGTTTCCAGCTATTGCTGAAGTTACAGCGTCAGCCGTAATTGGTTGCGCTAATTGACTTGTCAATAATTGTTCTGTGGCAACAGCGCTAGCAACTTCTGGCGTCATTCCGGCTGCAATATTGGCGGCAACAGGGTCGTAAGCCATAGCCAAATCGTCAAGCGTAGCTGTTCCAACATTAGCACCAGCCGCTGAATTTGTATCAAATCCACCACCAGCATAAACAGTAGCAGCCAATAAAGCGGCTTTTCCAATATCACTATTTACAAAATCAGCAATATCAGCACCAACAGAGCCAAAAATATCACCTAAAAGGCTGCTGTATTCAATTCTAGGGTCGTGTACTTCACCTGAAGTTGTCAGGTAACGACTTCCAGCGCCACCAGTAATGCCGTAAGCAATACCACCTGTTTCGTCAATCTTCAAACCAGACAGAGAACCGCCAAGAGTACTTGTTGGCTGAGTTCTTACTTCGCTATCAAACGAAACGCTAGAACTTGGAACTAGGTATCCAGTAGTGGATTGTCCCTGTCTTTGAAGATAGTTAGCTAGTCCAGTAGACGATAAATCATATTCTGAGGCTGATTTATTAAATGTTTCCCAATTCTTTGCATCAGTAAAGAATGGCAACAAATAAGTGTTATCACCTGCGGTTACACCACCATTGCTAGCCACATTTTTAGGAATAAATGTATAACTATTTCCATTTACATTAAAGTCCAAAGCATAGGTAGTGCCATCGCCAAATTGACGAGCATCAGTTCTAGCTTTTGAGATTTGGTCTAATGTTGGTAGTGCCATAGATTAGCCTGGTATTTCTACATTAGAAGTAATCCCTGCACCCACCTTCATGGCTTTCATTTGGGCTTCGGCTAAGAATTCCTCTTGTTTCAATTGGAGTTCTGCGGCAGATTTCTCACGCTCAAACTGGAGTTTGGCGGCTTCTTTCTCACGCATTAACTGAATCTCGGCAGCGGCTTTTTCTCTTGCCAACTGAATGTCAGCTTGAGCCTTGGCTTGTTGAGCCTGAATGTCCGCTTGAGTCTTAGCCATGTATGCCTGCACTTCAGGCGGCATTTGTGGCTGTTGTGGCGGTGGGTTAGAGAGTTGTTGGTCAAGCTCTGGAGTGATGGATTTATAGAACTCAGCAGAATCCTTAAATCCTGCGGCTTCCACCATCCGACCAAGAGTATTGCGGTACTGACCCATTGAAACCAGAGGATTAGCTGGCCCCATTGTCTGAAGCACTTGCTCTTGTTTAGCAAGAACCATGTTCAACATAGCCATTTGTTCTTGGCGGTTACCAGCACCGAGGCCGACATTTATATCAACATCGTACTGATTCGACCACTCACGAGGGTCAAACTGGACATATTGACCACGCATCCGAACGATACGGGGCTTATCTTGGTACTTACAGAGCAGGTGCAAGATGCCTTGGAACAGCGACTTAACGCCAGTTTCAGCAAAGATTCTGGCAATCATCTCAATTTTGCCAGCGGCAGACTGTTGCATAGACGCAACAGCGGCAGCAGTCACATTCTGAAGAATAGACGGGTCAAGACCTTGGGAAGCCTCTGTAACACCTGTGCGCTTCTGTTGGATTGAGTCCAAATATTGAAGCATCGGGAAGGCTTGAGCCGCCACGGGTTGAACAGCCAATTGCTGAACAGCGCCTTGAGACTTAATGCGAACCACACCACCAGCGGTGGCAGTTAACAGGTCATCTAAGTTAACTTGTCCGTCAACAGCGGTCACACGGGCGTTATTCGTCAGATACAGGTTGTCAAGAATCTGTCGAGTGATAGTTGTCTTGATTAACTGCAAATCCATTGTTCTGTCAGCAAGAGATTCGCCAAAGAACTTGTGTGGAGTAGGAATCGGGCAGAGTGAGTGGAAAGGAATGTAGTCAGTTTCCTCATCGCTCAAAATTTCGTTTGAAGCGTAGAAAACCTGTCGGAGTTCAGCGATGCCATCACCATCAATATCGGCTGTGACATAGCACTCGAAAACCTCGATTGTCTCCATTGATTCGTCAACAGATATTCCATCGTCAGGATTCTCGCCAGGCGCAACACGGGCTAAGTACTCAGGTGAGTAAGTCAGCGCACTAGAAGCCTGTAACCCATCCACAATGTCTTTATCAAAGCCCATTGCGATTAAGTCACTACGAGTAATCAAACGGCGGTGAGCAACGAAAGGCGCATCCTTCGGGCTTTTCTTAGCTCTCTTGGAGATAAGGAATTCTTCAGGCGGGACATTCTCAACAACGACATGGCCTGATTTCTTCTTTTTCTGGACTGTGACGCTGTTTGACGAATACATCAAAGGCTGACCCATTGGGTCAAGAACAGGATTTCCAGCAGGGTCAAGAACTGGATTCTCTACCACTTCTTTTTCGACCACTTCCATAGTCTCATCAGAAAGCAACATCGCTAACTCGTCATCAGACAAGTCACGATATTTCTCTTTGGTCACATCTTCTTTATCTTCCCAATAGGCTTTAACCACGCCAACTTTTTGTAAGAGAGCGTCTTTAAACCAATCGTGCATGATGATGAGGCCAGCGTTATCACGCATGAACACCCAATTACAGTATTCAGTAGCTTGCTTGGCTCCAGCTTCATCTTGTGGGCCACGAGGGTCGAAACGAACCACCTCATCGCTTGACGAGAAGATTCGGACTAATGGGGGAAGCGCACCATCTACGGCTTCAGCCACTTCGCCAGTAACGATTGAGGATTTACCTTCAACTTCGTTGCCAAGTGGTTGTCGTAAATAGAAAGATAGTGCGTCTGTGCGTTGCTGAGTTGTCTCAGTCTCTAGAAAACCAATCGAATTATCAATCTCCGATTCGATTATCGACTTCAGTTTGTCTTGGCTCATCTTTAACCTTTGGCGGTCTGCCCATCCGTGGGCGTTGCTCCGATTGTAGCGGTTTCGCCACATTTTCAAGCATTTCAATCCGCTTTTCAAGCTCAAGAATGGTTTGCTCCATTCTGGCTATTTTCTTTGCGTCAGCAATGTCGCCTTGTTTTAAGAAATACATCAGATTACCCATTTCGGTGGTTGGTTGATAGATTTACCCCATGAAGAACCCTCATCGAGTCCTATCGAAAGATAGCGGAAAGCATCAGAGCCGTGGCTTGACCAATCGTGTAAAGGTCGGTCATAAAAGACTTTTCTCTTTTCGTCAAACTCTCGGCGGTAGTTTCTCAGGCAGTCCAGCCCTTGTTTCACAGCAGGGACATTGAACCAGCACCTCGGTAGAAGGCGGCGAACAGCCTGAATCCCGTCATCTACGCTCATTCTTGAGGCGATGCGGACATTTAACCCTGCTTCCTGAAGAACCTCTAAACGGCTCTTTCCAGACCCTAATTCCCTGACCTGCACATCATGGGGCAGGATATGTTCAGCACTCGCCCAATTGTTATCCCGTAACCAAGAAACATATTTATCCAGACCAACCCCGTTGTTTTCATAGTAGTCAACTAAGCGAATCTCTGAACCAGCTATTTGCGCCACCCAGATAGCTGTCGAGTCTCCCATGCCCAAATCCCATGCGGTAATCGTGCGGCATAGGTCATCCCTCGGAATTTCCTGAATGTGATTCTTTGTCTCTAGGTCGTTCAGTATCTGTCCGTAATAAGACCCCTCTACGGCGGCGTTAAACGAACACTCAAACTCTTGAAGATACTTATCTTCGCCCATCTCGGACTTGGCAGCATCTAATTCTGTCTGGGCAATCACACCTGTCTGACTAGCCTTAAACTCCAAAAGTCCCCAACCATCCTCTGTTTCTGCCCTGTCTCTTAAGTCTTTGAAGTGGTTGTGTCCCTTCGGTGTTCCGATAAACAAACACCACCCCATGCGGTCAGCTAGTGCGGGTCGGATAATGTCAGTCCAAATCTTTGGGTTTTGGTCACCAATCTCGTCAAGAATCACCCCGTCAAAGTATTGACCCCGTAGCGCCTCTGGATTGTCTGAGCCGTAGAGTTGGATTCGTCTGCCCCAGAAGTCAACCCTTAGTTCAGAGATGTTCTGAGTCCCACCCAAAGGAGTGGAATACTTAACCAGATAGTCCCAAGCCACCCGCTTTGCCTGTCCGTAGGTAGGAGCGATATAGGCGTAGCGAGGCGCTTCCTTTTGGTTCAGGACAGCATCCTTAATGATATGGTTTATCGCAGAGACAGTCTTGCCCATCCTTCGATGCGCCACCACGACTGTAAACCGCTTGCTGTCGATTAGGTCGTGGATTTGTGCTTGTTGGTCTCTTGGGGCGTAAGGGATGACTATTTCGCCCATGAAACTTTCAACTCGATGGGTTTGTCAGAGTCACCAGTATGCTCAGTCCTTGATAGCTTCGGAGCCGCATATTCGGCAAGTTTTGCCATCAAGTCCAATGCTCGATAAGGGTCTGGCTTTATTCCAACAGTCGGGTCTCCGTCTGCAACCGATTTAAGCCATTTCTCGACATTTTCCGAGTTGTTGGATAGCAGAGCACTAATGGTCTCTCTAAACTCGGTTGTAGCCTTATTAGGCTTGCCCTTGGGCCTTCCTCTACCCCTATTAGTTAGGTTTGCGGAATTTCCGCTCTCTATTTTTTTCATTTTTACCAATTCCTCTCGGCTCGTTGGTCAGTTTGTTAAGTCTTTATTCTAACAGTCCTAAAAATCTTTTTTGCATTTCAGGAGATACTAAATTAACAGACGAGTTTTCTTCCATCAACTTGTAAACATCATCTAATGTTGCCTCTGGTTGTCCAGGCGGTCTACGACCCAAACGATAAGCTGTCTTTGCTGCCGCTTTAGAAGAAACCTGCCCCATCATCTCAGGGAAGTCTTGCATAACTTGGGCTTGTAGATTTTGCCCAATTCCTTGACCCCTAAAACTTTCAGGAACTTCCAAACTTATTACTGAAGCAGAACCATCAGGCTTTGCCAAGACTTCCATTGCTCCACCGCTTTGAGGGTCTGTGTACTTTACTCGTTCAGCACCAGCGCCAAAAATGTCAGAAGCATCACGCCTTACAACATCAAAAGATGACTTTTTAGGCGTTAATAAACCAGCAACATCATCCATTGGCTTAACACTAGCGCCAACTGGCAAACCTTTTGTTGCTTTTCCCAATAATCCAGCCACAGGAGCCACAGTTAAAGCCGCTTCCACAGCCTCTGGTCTAGGTCTTGTGGTCATACCCCTACCAGTAGTCAAAGGCTCACCATAAGCCAAACGCTCTGCTGTCTGCTGAACTGCTGGAATCCCCAACAGATTCATCAGCATCTCAGCAGGTGGGTTTTGATATCCAAATGGCTTGGCGGCGAACTGTTGCGCTTGTTTCAGGCGTTCAGCAAGTAACCCCATGATGGGGTTTTGTTGGGGGGTTGCGCCAATGTAGTCCATAAATCACCATTTGACTTTGTTCGCCCAATAAGCAGCACTCATCTTGCCTTTGGCGATGTTTTCGGCATGACGAGCCTTAAACGCTTCGTTTCTCTTTGAGCCGTCTGGACTGCCCTTAACACCCTGTTGACCAAAACGAATCAGTTTCACCTCGTCACCGCTTTTCGCAAGAACCGCATGGCTCTTGGTTGGGTGATTAGGTGTTCTCTTGGGTTTGTTGTAACCAGAGAATGATTCGTTTCCTCGCTTCATGCTAGTTTCTCAACAGGAATAAAGACATTATCAGACCACACTCTCTCAGCGAAAAAGTAGCCCATTCGTTGAATCATTATAGCGATTTCAGCGTCATTCATGCCATTTTTGGCTAGTTTCTTCTGCTCAATAATGATAATCGGGCGGCTACGCATAATCGTATTTCTTGCCCCTCGGAGTGCGTTTTCCTCGAAACCTTCCACATCCAACTGAATAAGGTCAGGGCTGAGATTCAGGCTGTCAATGGTCATCATCGGGATACCCTCTTGGGTTTCCTCAATCTGGAGCGCACCAGCGTTAGCCTCGCCATCTCCCTCAACCATCTTACAAAAACCCTCTTTATCCGAGAGTCCAGCTTTGTAAATCTCTACATTCTCGTTGTTGACATTTCGCTTAAAGCACTCAAAGTTAACATCGTCAGGCTCAAAAGTCACCACTTTGGAAAAAAGTTCGGCGTAAATCTTTGACCAAACCCCACAGTTTCCACCTGCATGAATCACCAGACCTCGGTGCGGAACCCATTTAACCAAATCAGGGATAGCTTGCATCTCAACAGGAATCCACTTCCAAGCCTCAACATCAGACTTGGGCCACCACCAACCATCACGATTTTCGATTAAATCTTCCATTCCTCTTGCCTTTCATAACCTTTTGTAGAACCCCAAAACTGGGTAGCGAAACAATGCCCATTTCCCTCATATCTGTAACCAGAAAAATGGTCTCTGGTGAAATAGTGGGAAGGGTAGATTGTCAGGGGATATTCGGTCTCGTGATAGACCTCAGTTATGTGCATCGGCCCTGTCTCAATCCATGCCCTATCTTTTAGGGTTTCTTTCTTTCTGAGGCGCTCAATGCACTCACCAAAGAACGGATTTTCAGGAACAGACCCCATTACGCTGACATTTATTAAGCCAGGTCTACGGGTTTCCTGCTCCCAATGGGCAAAAGCATCAGGCTTTAGTAACCAATCTTCTAAAGGAGAAAGGCAGACAGAATCAGCGTCTAGCGTGATTCCACCTTCGTTGTATAGGATTTCATACCGCATCAAGTCAGCCACCCCGCAGAGTTCTCGGCTTTCCTGAATGTGTTTGGCATTGAACCACTTATTCCCTCTGAGGGCATCGTTCCCCCAAATCTTGACCTCGTAGTCAGGATTGAGGGTTTTCCAAGTGTTTATGCAATGGTCTGGGCGCTTGGTTTCGTCACCAATCCAGACAAAGTGAAGTTTTTTAGAAATCACTTTTTAGCGGTTTTTGCAGCTTCTTTGAAGGCTTTAGCCGTGGGAGCGCCCTTTGTGCCAGGCTTTCTCATCCGTTCAAGTGTCTTGCCTGCGGCCTTTTGCTTCTCAATACGCTCACGCTTTTGATGAATGTTACTGTAAAGACCTTGCTTCATTTCTTTTTCATCGCTTTTTTGGCAGAACTTAAACCAATAGCCACGGCCTGCTTTTGGCTCTTAACGACAGGGCCACCTTTTCCAGAGTGCAGCTTGCCTTTGCCATACTCTGTCATGATTTTGCCCATTTTCTTTTCGCCAGCTTTAGTCATCTTCATATTCAGCCTCTTTCATAACAGGAGCCTTCTCCCAGGCTTTGCAGACTCGCAGATTATGGCAAATGAACTCAAATTTATGGCAGTAACCACGACCACCACCATCAGCGTCAAACTCGTCTTGAGGCACTACTTCCATCGCTTCTAGAGTGTCGGGTTGGTCATCAAAATATTCGCAGTTAGCGCACAGGCGGCGCTTTGCTTGGTCAGGTGAAATGCGCCATACATTCGCCAAACCACGCCAGAATTCTGAGTTTGGAGCGTCAACCTTGACAGGGCCGAGCATTTGAGTCTCGACCAATGTGTCACGGGTTTTCTTGTTTGATTCGGTAGTCAGACCTTCGATAACGGGCTTTTCTGCCTCGATTTCTTCAATCTCGATTTTAATTTCGGCAGCAGGGGCCAAGAGTCCAGCCATATAAGCCTTTCAGGGTTTTATCCCATTCTACAAAAAAAGAGGCAGTCCGTAAACCGCCAAAGTTGGCAACTGCTCATATTCCCAACACGGCTGAGGACTTTGAAAGTGCCGCCCGTTGCTCTTAGCGACCCTTCAATCCGTAGCACCAGATAAATCCCCATGCGTCTTGGTGGTTAAATTTTAACCTCATCAGGCCACAAATCAAGCTCTATCAATCTCTCAATCGTCTTTCTGTGGGCTTTTTCCCACATATCTATCCGTTCCTCTTTTGTGAGTTTTGAACCTTGGTCAAGGATAAAGTGGCATCGGATACACAAAGCCGCTGTGTACTCATCGCTTGCCTTCACGCCTCGGCCCTTACCATGTATCAGACGATTAGAGTGAGCCGCTTGGGTTGAGCCTTCTAGTCCGCAATGCTGACAAGCCAAAGACGCAACATTTTTCAAATGCTTCTTTGAACGGAAATATTTGAACTTAGGTATCATTTTTTACCCAAATAGAAAAAGATTGAGCCGTATCACCGAAAGGGAGTTGTGCGATTTTCTGAGAAATGCGCTCTCTTTCCTTTTCTGCCACCAGTTTGGCAAAGGCTTCAAGCTCTTCAGAAGTAAACAACACAACGTCTTCAGCAAAACAATGATCTATAAAGTCTGTGACTGTTGCGCCAGCCTGTCTAGCCATCTCAATGATTTCATCTTGTGTCATATTAGGCTCTTCCCGTAAAAATCACACATGAACTTGTGCATCTCTTTTGACTCTAAACCCAACTCAATCGCCTCTTGCTCATAGGAAAGCGCCAGCAAATGATGGAAAGTTGCATATACCAAATCAACATCCATTTGACCGTTTTGCCAATGCTCAACACGCCTTAGAAAGCAAGCCATGTGATTCAATGAAAGCCCAAGCGACTTGATACAGTCTCTTTCTTGTGTCATGCATTCCCCCTTGCTCGGATTGCTCGGCTGTATTCCAAAATACCAATGTCGTAGCCGTGTGCGCTAATCTGACAATCCTTGTATGGATTAGGTATTGTTATGCTTAACCTTGCACACGCCTCACGCTCTGCTTTGACAGCATCCTGAAGTTCTTTGATGTGCTCGTTTACTTTTTTGATTACTGGCGCATTTTTCTCAGCGATTTCTTGGCGAACCTTGTCCTCTACCAGTTTGGCAAAGTTTTGAATTGATTGATTCCAGCTCACATTTAAATCTTGATACATACCAGCCTGCCTAGCCATATCAATAATTTCGTCTTGCGTCATAAACCACCCCAAAAGTTAGATTTGTAGTCTTTCCACCTAATTCCACGCTTTATCTCCCATACGACCCGTTTAGAGACCCCATAGCGCTCTGCAAGTGCTTTCTGGGTGTCAGGGCTTAACCGAATTAAATTAGCCTTCTCTACGCTCAATTTACCCCGTTTACGGCTGCTTTCTGAAATCTTTGCCGCCCTCACAGGATTTGAGGCATAAGACTTGTCCATTTTCTCGGCTAAGACCTTTCTGCTTACCGCCCTCATGTGTCCTTCAGCCAAGCAGAGTTTATTTTTGCAGATTGTTGTGTAAACATCCCCTTTGCGCTTTGACTTTCCGTAGTGAAGCCCGATAACTGTTCTGACATTCCAAGTCTTTTGCGAAAACCGAATAGTCGGATAGCCGTTGTGGTTCAGGGTAGCTTTCCAAATCAAACAGTCTCCATCTTCCTCAGTTCTGCTTAACAGGCGCTGAAGTGAGGGCATTGATCGCCCTGTTGAGGGTTTGGGGTGGGATTCTTGTCCATTGTTCTTGGCAGATTTCGAGAGCGTTGTCGATTGTGATTGTGTACTCTCGTTTCCACTTGAATCCTGATTCTGAGCATCGTAAAAGAATGTGTCCTGCACTTTTTAGCTTTCTGTATTCAACTGAGTCTGTCTGCTTGAGTTCTTCTAAACAAGTCATCATTGCATAGACGGGAAGGGAAGTAGCGACCATCTCGCTTGAGGCATCTTCACCATCGTCTAAAAGGAATATTGAGATTCTGTGGCTTGTGATTGATTCTTTGAGTTTCTGCTTGGCAATCGCTCTGGCAATCGGATTCATGCCAGTATTGCGATTTACTTTCGTTACAAACTTCACTTCTTACTTTCAATGTAAACAATCACAGCATCGCAACAAGCAATGATTATTTTCAGAAACAAGGCAAACAAAGCACCAAAAACAAAATATTGAATATCGCTCATTTCATTCCCTTTCCAATTTCTGCCGCAGCTTTAACGATTGCTCTGCGGGTTGCTGCGTATGGGTCATCACCTTGTTTCACATCAACAACGTATTCACCATTGATTAGAACGCCAACAAATTCAATGGCATATCCAATGTCCACGCAAAGCTGCAACTTCACAGCCAAACGCAGCGCATCACCATCGTCTGTTAGTGGGTTCCATTCAAAACCTGTCAGCATATTGTGGTGGTCATACGGAACATTGAAATACCAGCGTTCTTGTATGAAGTTTTTATCTTGCACCCATTCACCAATAATTCCAGCCGCTTTAGCAGCCAGTTCTAAAAGTTCTTTATCCGTCATAATTTTTCCTCAAAAGTAATTCCGTTATTTGCACCCCAAGAATGTAGCCATTCAACAAACTCGCTTGCTTGTTCTTTTGTGAAGTGTCTTGATTGCAAACCAAGCTGAACGATTCCAGTTCCGTCTAGGCTTGGCACAATTTGACCTTGGCTAGTTCCTGATTCTTTTGCAAATTGCCAAAGCAGAAAACGCTTCCAAGATTCTGTATCCCACTTAGCACCCATGTGTTGTGCTTGCTTGGCTATTTCACCAATCATTGCATGGTAGAGGCGCTCTTGCTCTCTTGTTTTGCTTATCTCTTTAATCTCTAGCGATAGCTGTTTACCGCCTTTGATTGCTTCTTTGACTTTAGGCCAAAGAGACTGCATCAGAGATGTTGCTTGTTCTGGTGTTCTTAATTCGTATCTCACTTGACCACTCCAATCATTCGTAAAGCTGCTTCAGGGCCATCAATGCGGCAAAGAGTTCCACCGCACCACTTCTCAAAAAACTCTGTCTGTAATTTTGTCAGTTTTTTCTTTGAATCTGTCTTAACCTCAACTAAAAAAGTCTTGTTGTTGTATCCAACCAACAAATCCACAGGCAATCCGATAATCCACACATAAGCGCCAGCCGACCTCAAAGCAGAAACAATCTGCTCTTGGTTTGCGTCTACCCTAGCGGCGTATCTCATAGAAAACTCACCTGTTCTTGTTTTGGTGGTTCAATAAACATATCCACTTGTTTTGAGGCTTGTTCTATGCGTTTACAGGCAATGTCAAAGTATTTTGGCTCTCGTTCTATGCCTATGAATTTTCTACCCATTTGGATAGCCGCCACGCCTGTTGTGCCGCTTCCCATAAATGGGTCAATCACAATCATTCCTTCATTAGTGCTTGCCCTTATAAGGCGCTCCATTAACGGAATTGGCTTTGCTGTTGGGTGATATTCTTTAGGTTCAGTTGGCAATCTAAAAACTGGTGAAGCGCAATGCTCGTTAAATGTTGCGCCAGCCTCTTTACCAAAAACACAAGTTTCAATGCTAGAAAGCCATAAATGTTGTCCGTTCATTGGGCTTGGATTGGTTTTTTCCCAAATGCAAAGCCTTGTTGACATTCCGATTTCAGCCATTGATGCTTTTAATTGTGATACTTGTTCTATCCCACACCAAACATAAACACTAGAACCATGCTTTGCAAGCAATTCAGCAAGTTCAACAAGGTCAAAATCTGCAATGTCAGCAACACCTCGGTCAAGATTTCTTAAACCTGAGTTTTTTCTATTTACTTCACCATAAGGCGGGTCAGTAATCACCGCATCAACCTTGTCTAAGGTCGGCAGAATGTCCATGCAATCACCCAAGTAAAGGGTTGCGTCACCGATTTGAACTTTCATAAACAAACCTCACAGTTTATTTTTTGGCAGACTCCGAGTTCGTCACAAGTTCTTTTTTTAACTTGTTCATGCGCTGCCTCAAATCCAAAGTAGCGGACTCGCCTCTGATTCTCCGCAAGTCCTCTAATACGCCCATCCACCATGCAAGCGCTTTTCTTGAGCCTAGAGTCGATTTCTTCTGTGCGTAGCGGTTCAGCCATTCTTTTGCTTCGCAGTTTTTCAGGTGTTCTAAGTCCATTTTTATAAATCATTTGACCCCCATTGTTCAGCCATTGCGTCAGCAATTCCCTGGTAAGTTATGCTTCTCAGCTTCCAGCGGTCAGGGCTTGGTGGCATTTTGTGGATTCTGTCAGAACGCCCAGAAACAATGTTTGTCGGTATAAGTTTGGGTAAGTTTTTTAGCCAAAGACAAGTGGATTTAGTTTCTCCATGTCCAAACTGCCAAGGCTGAATGATTTGGTCAGGCTTGCGAATTCGGCTGGAAATTATGCTAATTGGGTTTTCCAAAGCAATCTTAGGAATTTTTGAATTTAGCAACATACGCACAAAATCTAAGGCTTCATCCTGAACGCCACTAGCTTTTTTGGCTGCAAAGTGACGAGCGCCAGAAACAGCCAAATGAGTGCAAGGTGGGTGGGCAATCATCAAATCCCAATCGTTTCCCAAAATGTCGGCAACATCGCATTGAAAGTGAGGACCAGGCACATCAGTAGGCAACAAGTCACACGACCACGCATCATGCCCTTTTGCGATAAACGCATCCCTGACACGACCAGAGTATTCGCAAGCGACTAAAACCTTCATACCTTGCCTTTCAGTAATTCAGCAATCCTTGCTTGGACTTCTGCGTTTGGTTTAACAGCCTTCTTTGCATCTTCCTCAATCTTGCGTAGGGCAGCGTCATGGTTGGCAGGGGTTGGCGTTGTGACATGAGCCACATCGTATTTGTTAACAAAGGCTTGTTTTTCATGGATTTCAAAAACATCCTGCCAATTGCTTGTAATTGACTTTTCAAGCACAGCCTGAATGTCCTGCCCATTTGCACGAAAACGATCAAGTTTTTTAATCAATAGATGAACAGCGTGGTCAGTTGGTACTCGCTTGATTTTCTTCCGCATAACCAAAAACGCTTGCCAAGTTTCCAAAGGCATCCAATCTGGCAAAACAATAGCTGTATCGCTCTTTGTCTCTTTCTTTGTCTCTGTCTCTCTCTCTGTCTCTAGACTATCAGTTTGATATTGATCTGATATCAAGTCGATATCATCTTGTTCCAGCCAATGAGACAGCTTGTTTAAGCAATCTAAAGTTTGCTTTTCTGTCATTCTTAGGCGAAATGCAAGAGTTTTTGTGTTTGGTAAGCGACCTTCATCTTCACTAGCGATAAGCCAGCACATAACTAGCACTTTGCTAGCAAGAGGGTCTAATTCGTACCATTCCATATCGTCAAGCACATCACGATACAGCTTTACCCACGGCGGTTTGCGGTCTTTGAAATGTTGAAACTTTGACCAATTTCTGATCTTCATGTCGCACCCTTAAAAAACACACCCTGAAAAAGAAACGATGGCAGGCGGGGTGGTTCGCTTTTCAGTTGGGTAATTAGTCCAACTTAGCCATGTTTCAAAAAATTATACCTCTTTCACAAAGATTCCATCAGCCCCAAGATAACCCTTGCGGTCTTTGATTTCCTCATAAGCGCCTTTAAAGCACTCCACAAGGTCTAAATCAGCACAGGCGCAGCCCATGACTAAAGTCACCAGAATGTCTCCGTAGGCATCAGCCATAGCCGCCCTATCGCCAGATTTAATGGCCTCGATAAGCTCGTTGAGTTCTTCTTTGGTCTTTGTGGCTTGTGCCTCTGGGGTAGAGTTTTGCACGATTCCTCGCTTCTCTCCCCATTGCACAACCTTAATTTCAATGTCAGCGTAGCTCATTTGTTTCTTTTTTCTCGTGATGTTGATGTGAGTATTTTTCTAAATGAGCAATTCTTTTTTCAAGATGTTCAATCTTTTGAATTAACTCTTTGTTGAGTTTTTTCAAGTTAGATATATCACCCTCTTGACATAGATTCATCCAAAAATCGTACATCAGAAACAGCTCGTAGTACACATACTAGGGCCAGTACAAGTGGTCGTGCAAGTCATCATCTTGTTGCCGACCATGTAGGTATGAGTTGAGATTTGAGCCTGTGCAACAAAAGAAGCCAAGGCTAGTGAGATTGCAATCAAAGTTTTCATAAAACACCTCTGTAAATACGCTCATCACCCATGAGCGAGGGATAGGCTAGAAAGTCATAAGCCCCAGGCCGCTGACAGGTTCTAGTCAATTCTCTACCATCGTACGAGCCGACAGTTGTGCCAGCTACGATTTTTCTCGTTGTCGCCACCTTCGGAGCATCAAGATTCTTTCTGCCATGCTCTGTGATATGCCACATATCTTCGCCGTGTTGCGAAATTACAACAACGAGACCCTGTTGCGCCATTTCGTCTAAATATCTCTGAAAGTGAAGCCCAAGCTGGCTGTTTCCTGAGTCTCCGTGAGTGAAAGACTTTGTGGATTTCGGGCCATAGGTCAGGCGTTTTAATAGGTCTTTGTGAGCGTTTCTAAGTTTCATTCAAACATTCCTTGGGATAGTGATTTTCTGCCAATGACTAAGTTTTTTGTTAACCAATTCCTCTCGCATCTACCCTGTGATTTCATCTTGAGTTCGTAGGCAACAAGACAATCCTCGCAGGGAGAAACATTCTCTCTCGCTTGTTTGGCGTAACCAACCCATTCTCTATAAGTTTTGTGGTCAGGAAAGCATTTTGGGAAGTACATAATTTATTGTGTATCAAAAATGAGACAAAACTGTTTGGTTTTTACAACACATTAAAAATATTTTTGCAAGGCGTTGTTTTTGTCTTATGATTTATTCATGCCCTCGCTGTGAGGGTCTTTTAAGGAGAAACCATGTTTGATATTCTTACCCTCACCCACGAAGATTCCAGCGCTAAGTTCGTGTGTCACTTTGAACAGTACACAGGCAGCTTGTGGAATGTCTACATCAATTCTGAAGATTGCATTTACAACCTTCTCTCTGAAAGCGTCATCGAGGACTTTGAGCGCCAATATGCAAAGTATCAGAAAGACGATGCAATTCAGCGAGAGATTGATTATGCAATCGACACTCTCAATTTGAAGGCTCTTGATAATGTTTATCGCTAAAGGTTGGAGAAAACGCCGTGATAAAGACAATCGCCCTAACCCTGCTCCCGTTCGTTGTGACTCTTGCGTTCTTCTATCTCATCGGTTCATTCATCTCGGTTAGTTTTAACCCTGCTGAGTGGACAATGGAATGTCGCATTTTGACAACAGCAATCGGATTTATTTTTGGCTTTATGGTCACATATAAGCTGGAATCAAGTAATATCTAGTCATGCCTTCGCCGAAGGTCTTTTAAGGAGTAATTATGGAAATCAATGACACCACCCGCACTTTCCCACGCACACTCAATGAGGCGTTCCCTGCCACACTTGAGAACGGCGCAGCAATAGAAGTCCCAAGCAACACAATGCCTCTCGTTGACAAAGTAATGATTGCTGTCAGCTTGGTGGCTTTCGCTGTTGTTATCTTGGACATTTTTGTGTGGGGTACAAAATGAAAAATATTGCAACAGCTTTGGTCAAAGCACAAAAAGAATTTGGCCCTGCACTCAAGACTGCAACTAATCCACATTTCCGCAGCAAATACGCAAATCTCTCAAACTGCGTTGAGGCTGTCATTGACGCATTGAATAACAATGGAATCTTTCTGCTTCAGAAGAATTACGACCATCAGAACGGCATCATGGTTGAGACTGTGTTTGTCCACGAATCTGGTGAAATGCTTGAGTGTGGTTGCTTGTTCTTCCCTGCACAGAAGAACGACCCACAAGGCTTTATGTCTGCTTTGACTTATGGTCGTAGAGCGTCACTTATGGCGGCTTGCGGTATCGCGCCAGAGGATGACGATGGCAACATGGCAAGCAGACCAAGAAAGTCTCAAGTAGATATGTCTGGACATATCCAAGCAATCCACTCTGCCGAGAATGAAGAAGAACTCAAGAAAGCCTACACCACGGCTTACAAAGAATGTGGCAATGATGGTGAGTTACAGAAACAAGTCATCTTGGCTAAAGATTCACAAAAAGCAAAACTTAAATTTTTGTAGAAAAAATGATTGAGCAACAAAGCCCAGAATGGTTCGCACAGCGCTTGGGTAAAGTAACCGCAAGCCGTGTAGCTGATGTGATTGCCAAGACCAAAACAGGTTACTCCACTAGCCGAGATAACTACATGGCGCAATTAGTCTGTGAGCGCCTTACAGGGACTGTGGCAGAGTCTTTCACAAACGCAGCAATGGCTCACGGAACTGAGACTGAGCCGTTAGCTCGTGCGGCTTATGAAAGCAAAGCTGATGTTTTGGTTGACGAGGTGGCAATGATTAGTCACCCAACAATTGAAAACGCAGGCGCTTCACCTGATGGACTTGTAGGAGAGGATGGTTTGGTGGAGATAAAGTGTCCCAATACTGCAACACATATTGATACGCTATTGACCCAAACTGTGCCAGGCAAGTACATTACTCAAATGCAATGGCAAATGGCTACAACAGGTCGAAAGTGGTGCGATTTCGTTAGCTTTGACAACAGGCTTCCTGAAGAACTGCAAATTTTCATTAAAAGGATTGAGCGTGATGATGTTTACATCAAAATGCTTGAGGAAGAAGTTATAAAGTTCTTGAAAGAACTGAATGACAAAATTGAGAAACTTAACAAGCTGAAAGAAAACAATGGCTAAAACACAATATGAAGTCTCCACAATCGTGGGCAAATACACAAATTCTGAAGGTCAGGAAAAGAACCGCTATCAGCGAATTGGCTCAGTCATCGAGACAAAGAACGGGCCAATGCTCAAGATTGACCAAGTTCCCGTAGTTGAGGGTGGTTGGTCTGGTTGGTGTTATCTGAACCAACCCAAGGAAAAAAACGACTTTCCTAAAGACGAAGATATAGATTTTTGAGAAAATTCAAGCCAACTTAAGACGGAGTAAGACACATGGAATTTGGCACATTTTTCGGTAAATTGTTTCGTAAAAACGACCCACAAACCTCTTTTGAGGCGGTTGAGAAGGTTGACACCTCAAGGCTAGAAAAGCTCGTCTATGAGGCGATTAAGGGCTTTGGCGAGGCTGGTTGCATCAGCGACCAGATTCTTGATATGTTTCCATCTATGCCGTATTCCTCGATAACGGCAAGATACAAGGCGCTTTTAGACAAAGGCTTTATTCAGATAAACGGCACAAGGGTAGGAAAGTCAGGTAGACAACAGAGAGTGATGGTGGCTAAATGATTTACTTAGTCTTGGGAGTGATTCTCATAGGGGAGTTGTATGACGAATATCTTGATTCTTGTAACGATTCTTGGTTTGGGCGCTCTTATAGTTGGATTGATATTTATTGCTCTCATGGCGATTTGGAGTGCGTCAAATGATTGAAGCAATGAAACAGGCACTTGAGGCGTTGGAAAGCGCAACACCAAAATACACGCGCCAAAGAGCAGACCAAAAAACACTTGGCGGCGCGTTGGATTATTGGAAGTTGGAACAACACCAACGATTGAAAGCCATCACATCCCTACGCCAAGCCATCGCAGAGGCAGAGAAGCAAGAGCCTGTGCAGGTCGCAATCAAAGATTTTGTCAAAGCTGTTGATGGCAAAGAAGAAATGGTTGGGCGACCTGTTTATTGGGCGCAATGGCCAAATGATGACACCCACCCACAACCAAAGCGTGAGCCGCCCACTCCACTAGAAGTAAAAGATGTTTTACGAGCAACGGGCTTGCTGACGAACTCACAAGCATGGGATGTGGCAGAGGAAGTGATGAAACTGTTAGCCGCTCATGGCGTTACCAGCGACATGAAACAAGAACATGTCGATAAAACAGCAAAATAGCGACATGAGGAGAACACATGACACACATGCAAGACATTGCAATGCTTTGTTTCTTTTTAGGAATCATTTGCGGATTTATAGGTGCTTATTTTTTTGTAATGATAATGATTGAAGTGGAAAATAACAAATGAAAACATTAGAAGAACACAACAATGAAGCATATCAACGATACAGCGCATCAAGAACTTACGAAATAAAAGCTGGTGTTGCTTGTCCAAAGTGTCAAACAGAGATGGAATTGGCTGGCGACCCAAGTATGGTTTTGGCTTGTTGGCCCCCAAAAAAAACAGTTAAATGCCCAAGTTGCGGACATTTAGATTACATAGTTTCATAGGTGAATTAAATGAGTAAAGGCAGCGCACCACGCCCAATCAGCGTTTCTCAGGAAGAATATAATTCCCGTTGGGATGCAATATTTGGCAGGGATTTAGATGATAAGCCAGACAAAACAGACTTACCTACAAGCCCAGAAAGCCCTAGAGACGATGTTGGGCGGGACAAAATGCACCCCGACAGAGCGTGAGTTCTTTATTCAGGGTTACATCCTAGCCGTTGAAAGCATCAGAGAACGGCTAGAGCCTCACGGATATGCTTTATTCGATCAGCCTGACCAATAGTCCCGCCATTGATTTTCTTGGTTAGGTTAGCCCAAGTGGATTCTCCAGCAGAGTCTAAAGGCGTTCCGTTCTCTGCAAGCTCGTTACAGTTGTGGGTTGACCAAAACCAACCAGCAGTCAGGGCGGCATACTTTGGAGTTGCCACAAGGTCAGGCTCCATCACGAAGTCAACTCCGAGCGCTTTTCCTGCGTGAAAGTAATTTGAGTGGCCTGTCAATTGGATACATCCACGGCCTCGGAAACGATAACCATCGCCAGAAGCCTCGTCACGATTTCCCATGCGAGAGGCATAAACCATGTTGGCAATCTTTTTAGGGTTTTTCTCGTAGCTGTTGGCAATCTCTTGAGTGGGAAAGCGTTTAGGCCACAGCTTCATTAAAGTGGCGGCACGATAGTTTAGGTTTTCTTCAAGAATCCTGAAGTTTCCGCACTCATGTGAGCATTGCCCAATAAAGGCAGCTTGCTTGCGCTTAGTGTCGATATTAAACCTGTGGAAAGTCTCGTTAAGCGCATCAACCCATTCAGCACCGATATGGAGTTTTGCTAATTGTTCTGCGTTAACCGCCATTTATGGTCTCCCGAATCTTTTGGTATGCGTCTATACACGCATTGAGTTGAGCCGTATTCCTATCGCCTTGGGCAATTATTTCTGCGATGGCTGCGAGGGTTTGTCGCTCTTGTTCGTCAATACTTGAATTAGCCTGTCCGTTAGGTTTACTTCCTGTTTCTTGGCTATCTCTGGCGGGAGAGGTGGAATTTGAGGCGGCTTGTAAGCAACTACTGGAGTTGAGCCGCACCCGACCAGCACGAATGGCAGCATCCAAATCAGTTTGTTTTTTAGTGACAACATCGTTAGCCTCTCTCAGTTGTGAAGATGTGTTGTTTAAGTCTTGGGCGAGTTTCTGTTCTTTGGCACGAGATTCCTCATTTAACCGAGCAATCTCAGCTTGCATCTCAGCATCTCGTTCTTTGTAACCAGTATGAGTGCCATACTTGTAAGTTCCGAGAACGATACAAATACCGCCAATAATCAGCCACGGATTTATCATTTCAGTTCTGCCCTTGCAAGTGCCAATTCCTCACGCTCATGGTCAGGCTCTAAATGGTCTGGTGGAGTGGTTGGCGGTGGTGGTGGAGTCCAAGTCTCGTCTAGTTCAGGATTGACCCATACAGGCAACGCACCTGATGGGTCACTTGGCTTTGGGGGCGATTCTCCCTTTGGTGGCTCACTAGGTGAGCTAGATGAGCTAACAGCTCGTTTTGTCATCACCCCACCAATGCCACCCACAATCAGCAAAACAATGTCGTTCAGCATCTTGAGATAACCTTGGTCGATGGGAGCCATGCTTTTAATCGGCTGAGTCACGAATGTCACCGAATACAGCATGAAGAATACGATTCCAGCAAGAATGACAGTCACGATGCCGACCACGAAGGCCCACACCCTAACCTCAATCTCACTTGGACTCAGAGGCGGCTTGTTGGGGTTGTTCAATTTTCTTCTCCAAGATAGGGGCTACAAGATACTCGGGACAATCTTGGGTAAACAGGCATCGAGGCTTTTGGCACTCAGGTTTGCCAAAGTTGTCTGGGTTTTGGCATGGATAGCGGTAAGAGTTCTCGCACCCCGCTAGAGCCATCAGAATCAGTATTGTTGCTAGGTTTTTCACGCTTCCCCTCTTTCAGTTGTTCTTCAAGTTTCTGTTTCAGTTGCTCAGTTTTCTTTCTGTCTGCCTTCATTTGCTCAGAGAGAATCTTGTTATCGAGATAGATAAAGGCAACGGCAGGGAGTGCGATAAAACTAACTGTGGCGAATAAGACCATCCCCCAAAAGTAGATTTTTGCATCGTACTCTGCGATATTAGCCATACAAACACCCAAAAGATAATGATTAGCCCAAGCGTTACCCAATGCGGAACACAGCGGTCAACCCTGTCATTCTCCGTCTTAATCTGGTCTACACGCCTTTGCTTTTCGTTTCTTCTGTCCCTTTCCCTAGCTTTCTTTTGTTCATCAAGAATCTTAGAGTACATCGCTTTATAACGACTGTACAAAGGCCCGAGTTGAGCAGGAGCCTCGTTCATCAACTCCCTCAGTTCAGCACCACACTTTACCAACTTTGTCTCAATCGAGATAAGTTCCAATGCGCCAATGTTATTGTCTCCATGTGACGAACTAAAGACCTTTCTTTCTAAATCCTCTTTATAGGCTACCAAATAGGCTTGCGCTTTAAAGAAGTCTCCAACATGGCGAATGAACTGGTCGATTACAGCATCTTCATCAGGGATGTAATCAACATATTCATCTTTTACTTTCTTCTTCGGTTCTTCAGCCTTGACAACAGCGCTAGGCTGCTTATCCTTTGGTAAGAAAAGCCCTTGAATCCAAGACCAAAAGCCAGAAACTTCCTTTGCAATCTCTTTAGCATCAGAAATCCCCTTCTTTATCCTTTGTATCTCAGCTTTGCCCTCTGACAACATTTCGCAACAAGAGCGTATGCCCTTGAGTGCGCTTGACAGCATGAGCATTGCAGAAATCGGGTCAATATCAAATCCCCAGAAGTTTCTTGAAGAACTCAGCCCCGACACCAGGGCCGAGCAGGACAACAGCCATCACCGCATAAAGCAGATATTCAATCTTAGTCATGCGCTTTTCGCCATGCTCTAGAGCCTTGTTAATAGACTCATAACGCATCGCACACACTTCTTCATGCGTAGACAGACGAGCGTCTGTTGCGTCAATAGTTGCCATTATTCACCCCAAGGCAAGCCGTTGGCTGTTACTGGTGCTTTTTGACCCTCAATCTGAGCCTCTAGAGCAGCTTCCACAGCATCCTTGTCAATCTTGCTCCACAACCAACCAAGAACTGTTTGTTCAGTCAGGGTGTCGTAGTTCACGAATGAGTCACCACGCTCTAAGGCTTGTGTGTTCACGATAGATGCACCATAGGGCTTTTCAGGGTCATTGCTAGCCTCAGTTGCGTAAGCACCCCAATGCACTACTGTTACAAGGCCATCAGAGGTTTGGCGTTCTAGGTTATTGATTTTCCATGTTACTGACATTATTGATTCTCCAAAGCCGCAAGGCGTGTTTCAAGATTCTGAATATGTGCAATCAAGTTTGCCATTACTTCTGAGCTAGATGCTTGCATAGCTTGCATAACTGGATTTCCGTCAGAATCCACAGCGTCTTTTTCACCTGTGACAGAAGATGGGCTGACTTCTTGAAACTCATGCGCCAAGAAACCGACAAACTTTGAGCCATCAGACTTCCATGTTCCTTGCTTTGGTTGCAAAGACATAATAAAGTCTTTCGCTTCTGCTCCTGTAACAGCTCCTGTAATGTTCTTCAAACGATAGTCAGAGGATGTGTTGTAAGCAGTAGCCGAACCTGTTGTCGTTATCGAGCCAACACCTGAACCATTGACATAAAAAGAGTGAAATTCTGAATTTGTATATCCAGATGCTTTAGAAGCGTAGAAACAAGCGCCGTTGTTTCGTTGAGCGTTTATGTTTCCTTCAAAAGATAAAAAGTTATGGGCGTTTGCTGACGCACCGTTTGTTATGCCACTTGTGGTTGTAGTCCCCACCAGCAAGTTACCGCTGGAGTCGATACGGGCGCTTTCACTTGTGACGTTACCTGAAACAGTTAGAAAAGCTAGACTTGCAGCACCGCCACCAGTTGTAGCTTGAATACCAACAATGCCAGCAGGCTGAACATCTGTTCGACCAACAAAAGCAATTCCAGCAGCATTGTTAGAATTAGAAGTACCATCGTTTCTGATTTGCGCAACCCGCCAAGTCGAAAGTGTGTTTGCCGCAAATGTAGCGCTTACAGATGAGTTATAAACCTCAAACTTAGCGGCGGGGCTTGTAGTACCAATACCCAAATTCCCACTAGCATCAAGCGTCATTGCTTGGGTGAGCGTTAGAGAAGCACCTGCACCTGATGAGTTATTTGCGCCGTTGAACCAACCGTGTCCACCACCGCTTAATTGAACGTACGCAGCAGCGAAGCCATTACCAATATACTTAAATGCCCCACTCGTATCTCTATAATAATTTTGAGTTAGACCTGTTTCGTTTGTAGCTACTCGACCATATACAGAAGAAGTGATACCTATTTGCTGAACTCTGTAATCGCTTAACCAAGCACTAGGCGTAACACCTAAACCCATGTTTCCAGCACTATCAAGACGCATAGTCTCTGTACCACCTTCAGCAAAGGCAATAGTGTCAGCAGCAGGGAAGAAGATACCTGTGTTTGTATCGCCTGTTCTAGTGATTGCTGGCGCTGAAGCAGAACCAGCCGCAAAAGATGCCACGCCAGTAGCCGACAAAGTGGTAAACGCACCAGTAGATGCAGTTGTAGAACCAACAGGGCCGTTAAAAGAATCTCCACCCGTTCCAGTTTGGAAGTTCTTTAACTGAGCCATCAATGTGCGAATGGCATCGTTAATCCCTGAAGGAGCGCAACCCTCGTCTATGTTAATGCCAGCAATGTCCGTGTTTGAGTTTGCGGTACTGCTGTAATCGCTGATTTTGTCTTTTGCCATGTTTACTCCGTTAATCCGAATGAAGCGCCATAACCTGCGGCAATGGCTTTGCGTTGTAGTTCTTTACTCAATGGCTCAATGCTCACCACAGAAGCCTTGGACATTAACCTAGACGCAAGTTTAGGGTCTAACATCGCATCGACCAAAAGCTCTCGGATTTGGTCATCAGTTCCGTTATACAACCAGTTCATAGGCGCAGCCACCTTGCTAACACTAGCAGGGACTTCACCAAACATTTGCTTACCAATGAAAGCGCCAATCACATTTGCGGTGCTTAGATTCTTGAATGTATCGGAGCCAGGCACTCTGCCAGCACGATTCAGCACACCAGAATCTAAATCTTCTGCCACTTTTTTCAGCACAGCTAACTGCGTTTTAGATAAGTCAGTTTCTTTCTCTGCGGCACGAATTGCACGAGTGAAAGAAGGCTGAGAAATCATGTAGTCACCAACACGGGAAGGGTCTGGAGTCGTAGAAAGAACTTTTCCTTTGAACTCTTGAGCCGCTTCTAATCTCTCAATGCCTTTGCTTGATTGGGCATATTTCTTCAGATAGTCTTTATAGCCTGGCGCAGCCGCCTCGATAGCATCGTCAACAGAGCGAATCACTTGCTCTAATTGTCCTTTTGCCAAACTGTAAGCAGCGCCATCCTTATCTAAACGACCTTGAGAGGCATCACGCAAGTCTTTACGGACTTCATAAAGTCTCTGAGGTGTTGTGCCACGCTCAATCTGAGATTTAGCCCATTTCATCGTGCTTTCAACAGTAGAACGAGCGCCAGCATCAGAATTCAGAATGTCGTCAATCGTCTTGTTTACTGTGAGATTTATAGCAGATTGGAATGTTTCTGGATTAACAGTAGCCTTGGCAAATGCTTCTTCTCTCAATGGGGCAGTAACCTCATCTCGCTTAGTAACAGCACCAGACAAAGCGGCTTCATCTTTAGCCAAGCGGTCTAGGATAGCCATACGAGCCTGATTAGCTTGACCAGCTTGTGCGGCAAACTTTCCAGTAGTGTCTAGACCACGGATAGAGGTTTCAGCAGAGATTAAACCCAAATCACGGCTTGCTTGTGCGGCAGTAGGTGTGTAACCAGAAACAGGAGCCTGATAGACTTCCATCGCCTTCATAGCGGTTTCTGGCTCTCTGGATAACTGTCTCAACACACCGCCAGTAATAGCCTCACGACCAGCCTCTGTGAAAGGTCTCACAACCTCTCTAGCGGCACGACCAGCGGCAGGAAGTAGCGCAGAACCAGCGCCAGGCGCAGCGGCTCCAGCAATGCTACCCATCATTTGCATGAATGGGCTTGCACCTTCTTCTTTTGCGTAACCAGAAGCACCCGCACCACCAATAGCGGCGGCAGTCTGAGCGCCTAAGTTTTCAGCAAAGAATTTAGAAGCGGCTGGCCCCATTTGGGCGGCAACTTTTGCAGGTGCGGCAACACCACCGATTGCACTTGTAATGTCCTGAACCACTCGCTCTTGAGATGTTCTAGGCTCTGGCAAGCCCATTCTTGTGAGTGTTTCGCTTAAAGCCTGAGTTTGTGGCTTGAAGATTTGTCTACCAGCGGCAATATTTACTAGTCCAGCAGGTACATCAGCCAACATCGCAGGAAGTGATGCGGCTCCAGTTACAGCCGCCCTAGCGGTCAATCCTAGTTGGCGAAAAATATCGTCAACGCTACCCAAAGACATTGGAGACTTTTGAGGGACTGTTAAAGCCTCGTTGATTTGCTCTTGTTTTGTTTTCTTTCTAGGAGTTTCACCAGAAAGAATGGCTAAACCAGCATCAGAGACTTTGGTAATGTCACCACCAGCCAAAGCCTCTAAGTCTTTATCGGAAAGTTTTGATAAATCAGGCGGCATTATTTACCCCCCCGCTGGCGTCTAGCCATCTCAGCCGCAGCCGCAGCCGCCAAATCTGTAATAGGCTCTTGTTTTTGAATCTTTGGACTGAACACATCAGCAAATGGGTCTTTGATGTAATCGCCAGTTCCACCCAATTGAGTAGCCAAAGATTTGTAGTTTTGAATGTCAGGCTGGAGTTGTGCTTGTCGCTGTTTAACCATTGAAGTCGCAACAGAGTACAAACCTTGTCTCTCAGAAGGAAGCAAAGAACCGCCCTCAAACACCTTTTGGGCGTATGCTTTAACAGAGTTTGGAATCGAACGATTACCCAAGATTGTTTGTTTGTCACCCTCTTGCACAGCGCCAGAAGGGTCATAAATCTTACCGATGTTGTAAATAATCGCACCATCAGCTTCTTTAACGCCTTTGTTTGCCTCATCCATCGCCGCACCCAAAGAACGGAAACGATTGGCAATCTCAGTCGCTCCGCTGTCTTTAACAACAGAACGATAGTCTTTCAAAACATCCGCTTGTGCTTTTGCCACGGCAGTTGGGTCTTTTATGTCCACAGCAACTTTAGTAGCCTTCATAGACTCTTTGCGGTCAATGTAGTTACCAATAGCGGAGCGCTCTTGAGGAGTTAAATCTGCAACAGTTTTATCAATGCCCAAAACTTGCATGGCTTCTTTTACTGCGCCAGCAATATCTTCTTTTGGTTTTCCACCGACAACAGTAGGCATACCGCCATAAGTGGGAATCTCATACAGAACCCCACCAGCCTCTTTGTATTCAGGCTGAAGCGCTTTTAGGCTTGCTGACAATTTACCAAACTGTTCAGGTGCAGCCAATGCCAATTGCTGGAGAGCATTACGATTAATCGTAGAAGGTTGCTGTGTTCTTAACACGCCACCGCCAGGCATCAAATTACCCTCATCGTCACGGATAACGCCTTGTGTTGGCTGACCATACATCGTGAGTTGTTCGGTAACTTGTCCAGGCTGCATAATCTGAGGTAAGAACCTACGGACAGCTTCTTCTTCTTGGCGCTTACGCATCAAATCTTGAACCTGAAGTCCTGCCATCTTTTCTTGCAAGCCTTGGTTCAAAGCCTGACGATAAGCCTGTTGACCTTGTTGCAGACCTTGAGCGATAGCCAAAGCGCCACCGCCAGGCGTACGGCTAGGCGCACCCGCTTGAAGTAACGCCATTGCTGTGTTCAGAGTTCCTTGCTCTTGAGCCTGTTGGCGTAAGCGAGAAAGCTCATCTTCACCCAACAAGCCACCATAGTAGCTTGGGGTTTGTCCAAAAAGTGAATCGAGTAATGCCATGATTTTTCCCTTTACGGCATCATTGGGCCGACAAAATCAGCCGAGCCAGGTATAAATTGACTTCCACCAGTTAACCAGTTATAACCTTTTTGCAGATATGGAGAACCTTTGTCAAGTAACTGAAGCGCCAACAATCCAGAACCCAGATTAGTCGCCATCGGGTTAGTGTAGAAAGGCGTTTGTGATGTTGAGGTTGTTCCTCTTGGAACCGCACCAATATTCGACAGGTAGGTTTGTAGTTGTGCCTGTGGCAGATTCTGCTCGTAAGCAAACTTCTGTTTAGCCGCCTCTAGTGCTTGCTGTTCATAGCCTTCACCAAACTGACCTGCTGCCAACATCTTGTTAATGTCTGCGTAATCAGCTT